TCATCACGGCGGGGGGGTCGTAGTGGTCGTTCATCTGCCCTACGGGATCGTGTTCGATGTTGTTGCGATCGCTGCCCCGCTCGCTCCGTATCGGTCGGTCATGGTGGCGATCATCTGGATCGGCGTGCTGCTTTCGAGCGTGCGGCTTGTCACTCGGTTCCTGGGTCTCGGCGTGAGCGCTGCCGATGGTGTTCAGGAGGTGACTCAGAAGTGATCGTCGCCGCTCTGATGGGTGTCGCGTTCTCGGTCGTTCAGTGGATCGTGGACGTTCTGCCGGTCGTGCAGCTTCCGGGCGAGCTGGTGTCTGGTCTGTTGTCGATCGTGAGCGCTGCCGGGCAACTGAACTCCGTTCTCCCGATCGGTGAGATGTTCATGGCGCTCGGCTTCTATCTGAGTCTCTGGCTCGCTGTTCTCGGCATGCAGATAGGTGTGTACCTGTTTCGTCTGATACCGATCTTTGGAGGTCACTAGATGGATGAGTCTCGCTCGTTTCAGTCGTGTCTGTGGGCTGTGACTTTGTTCAACGAGGACTGGGGTGCTCGGACGGTGTTCACGGTTGCTGAGACTGAGGACGCTGCTGCTGCGCGGGTGTACGCTTCCGGGCATGCGTGTTTGGATGATGGACGCCCTGCTGAGGTCATTGAGTGCGTTTCGTTCTCTGATGTTGTGGTGGCGCTGTGATAACGGGTAATACCGGCATTACGGCCTTCTGCGGCCTGTGGGGATCCGGCAAGACCCTCGCGCTTGCCGAGGAATGCATGCGTTACGAGGAGCAGGGCGTTCCGATCTACAGCAACTTCGGTTATCGGGGGTCTGTGCCGATCGAGACGATGGACGACCTGATGCGGGTTGTTGCCGAGCCGGGTCGTCGTCGTCGGCATATCGCCATTGACGAAGCCGGGATGCTGTGGCCGGCGCGTGAGTACAACAAGTTCCCGGCCGCTCTCAACATCATCTTCATGCAAGGGCGGAAGTTCGGGATCTCGCTCTCTTACACCACGCAGAGCTTTGATTTCGTGGATTCGAACATCCGTCGTGTGACTGGTCTCGTGGTCAACTGTCGGGGTCATGGTCGCGTGCGGATCTCTCCGAAGGGCGCTCCTCGGGAGTCTCGTCCGATGTTCTTCTCCCGGGCGTGGTATCTCGGCGAGTCGTACGGGACGGGCAAGGCGCAGCGTCTCAAGTTCGAGCTCAAGCGCTTCAAGGCCGATGTTGGTGCCTCTTACGACACGTACGCCCTTGTGACGACCGCTCAAGCCGTCCTCAGTGCTCAGGTAGCCGAGCTAGCGAAAAGCCCGCGTGTCGTCGTCCTGGCGACTCAGTAAGCGTATCTAGCGTCCCTCGTAGGGTCTCATGTGAGTGCGTCGTGTCCTTCGGCGCACTCACATGAGACCCCACGCCGGGGGTGCGGGGGCGGCGCGCCCCCGCGTTCTTGACCTTCATCGGCGTGGTTCTCGGATCGTCGGGAGCTGGACACCTCGACCGTACTTGCCCGTTCGTTTGGGGCGGCGTGCAGAGGACTGAATAAACACGGGGTCCGGACTCGATGGACCCCGTGTGCTCAGACTCCGGTTGACGTTCGTTAAGTTATAAGGCGCTTTTGTGACCTGCGGTTATGTCGCGTTTTGTTGTTCCGGATCTAGACCACTGTTTTTTGGGAGGCTGTGATGGAGTCTTCGGAGATCGTGCGTTTGTTCCCTGGTTCGGTTCTTCGGTCTCGTGTTCCCGAGGGCTACGTCCAGGATCTGAATGACCGTGCTCGGCTTCGTCCGGATCCGCTGCCACGTTCGACCGCGGGTCGTGCTCTGGTTGAGTCTTGGGCGGATTTTCTCTCTCCGCACTTCGCTCAAGGTTCTGCGTGCAACTTCACGGGCACGTACAGCGACGCCTACGGCTATAGTCACGGTCTCATGCTCGCCCGGAACGTCATCAAGGACTTTCACGCGTTCAGGCGATCGCTCAGGCGGTCGAGTGCTCCGGCTGTCGTGGGTGTCGAGTATCACCCGTCGACGCATCGTGCGGTTCTGCACTTTCACGCGATGATCGGAGGGGAGTGGAGCGAGCGGGATCTGTCGTGCGCCGAGGCTGTGTGGGTCGCGTCTCGAGGATGGGCTAAGGCGAAGGCTGTTGTTGACCGGGACGGGTGTGTGGAGTACGCGGCGAAGCATCTGCTGAAGCAGGGGGCTGATGATGTTCTTGAGTTCTGGCTGCCCCCTGAGTCCTATTCGTGTAAGACTGAGTGGAGGCTGGCGAGGAAAGGGGTTCGTGATGCTGTTTGAGTGGTTTGCGTCCGGTGGGCTTCTCGGTTTGCTGATCGCGCTTCCGGTGTTCGTTGCGTTCGTGGCTGTGTCCGTGGGGCTTGCGGTCGCTGGCGTGACCGCTGCGATCGCGTTGTTTCGGTCGTTGAATAGGTCGACCCCGCGCCAGTGATGGTGACGCGGGGCCGGGAGGCGGGTGCCTCTGTTGACATTCTAGCGCGTCTGGGCGTTTACTGTCTCCAAGAGTATTGTCTACGCCGGATAATACATCTTAAGGAAACTTAAGGTTTCATGAAGCGTGCCAGGAGGCGACCCTGTGATGGGGGGCCTGGCGGATGCAGGAAGCGGGTGCTTTTGTCATGAGTCAGGCTGTTGTTATTCGCGGTAAGGTCACGGCCCTGGATGATCGCGGTATCCAGGAATGGGATTCTGCGGAGGGCACGCAGCGAGCTTTGGGGTTCGCCCTCGTCCAGGAGGAGGCCCCCGTCAAGGCCGATGAGAAGTGGATGGTCTTGTACGAGGCTCGCGGCGAGGCGATCGACGAGATCCAGAAGGCTGTGGGGAAGACCGTATCGGTTCGGGGCTTCATCACGGCGGGGATCTCCAGCAAGGGCAACGCGTACGCGAAGGTGCGCGTCAGCAAGGTGCTTCAGGCGTAGTGATGGTACGCCTCGCACATGTGAGGGCGGTCATGGTCGTGTTCGTTGCGATCGTGACCGCCCTGTGTTTTCCCACGTGGGCATTCGCTGGCGCTTGGTCGTTCTCGGGATCTGGTTCGGTCGTCGCTGTGACGCGATCGGTTGACGATACGTCTGGATCCGCTCCGGATCTGTACGTCTATTCGGCGTACAAGGGCGGCGCTGCTCCTGATTCAGGGTTCGGTCTTTGGGACACGTCGAGCTATTCGTCGGGTGGTCTTTACGCTGCCGGATCTGCCTTGTGTTCCGGCTGGGTCGTCCCGGTCTCGGGTGTGTCGCTGCTCCGTGTCAGCGGGGACGGCGTGGAGGCGCGGTATGTCTCCGTGTCTCCTGCTCGTCTCCCGGTGTCCGTTGCCGGGACTGTCCCGGTGGAGGTCGCCCCCGGTGCGTCCGTGTCGATCGTCGGGTCGGTGCCTCTGTCGGATCGTGACCGGGATACGTTCGATGTTGTCATGGCTGCTGCTGTCCTCGGGTGCGTGGGCGTGTTCGTGCTCGCGGGCTATCGGCTGAGTAGGGGGGCATGATGGGCTGGCTTTTCTTTATCTGGTCTCTCGGTTCCGTGTACGGCGTTCTACGGGCTGTCGAGGATATCGTTGCTATCTTCTCGTGGCTTACGGAGGTGCCCGAATGAGTCGTCCGGGTGGTCGTGAGTGGGCTGCGCTGCAGGATGCTTGCCGGGCGTCCGCGCGGCTTGCTTGGTTCGATGTTGCCTACCCAGGGGTCAGTAAGACGATGGTTGATGCTGGTCTCGGTGAGTTCGTTCACGTGATCGTGCGTGCGGCGTGGGTGACGTTCATGGTGTCGCAGTTGGACGAGGACGGTTGCCGTGGGTAGTTTCCTTTCCTTCATTCTCGCCCTGCTCCTTCCGGCGATCGGTGTCGGTCTGATGGTTCAGGCATTCCGGGTGATTAGCCGTGGCTGAACTCGTTGCGGCTGTCATAGCTGGCTTTCTCCTCGGCGTGTTTGCCGGGGTGTCGAATCGTCTCGCAGGGGAGTAGGGGGTGAACATGGGAAGTCTTATCACCAGTCTGACGGCGCAGGCCGTGACGGTCGGCGGGTACGTCGCTGACGCGGCGATCGCTGGCGTGGGTGTCGGGATCGTCGTGTACGGCATCCGCAAGGTGTGGGGCGCGTTCCGCTCCATGTAGTGGATTGCTGGGCCACTGCCTAGAGGGGTTGGGATGCAGAAACACTTGAAGCGCCGCGAACCCCGTTTTGACTCTGCGACCTCGTGATGGGGGGTGTTTGCATGGCTGATCTGCTTACGGAACTTGGTACACAGGCCGCGACCGTTGCTGGTTATGTGTCCCAGGCCGCGATCGCTGGCGTGGGTGTCGGGATCGTGGTTTACGGCATCCGCAAGGTCTGGGGTGCTTTCCGCTCGATGTAGACCCGGGGCGGCAACGGGCGGGCTTGTCCCGCCCGTGACGCCCGGGGCGGCTGAGAGGTGGCGGGTGCAATGCGTAAGTGCGGTGACTGCAAGCGGGCGGCGTGGGTGCGGAAGGATGTTCTTGACCGTTTTGGCGAGACTCAGCGGATCTGGAAGGTGCGTTGTCCGGGTTCTCGGGTGTTGCGTGACCCTACCGCGCGTGCGTGTTCCGAGCTTTTCGAGGAGTCCAGCCAGTTGGTGCTTTTTGGGGGTGCTATCGACGTATGAGGCGTCTGACGGTTCTTGTGCTTGTTCTCGCGGTGCTCTTGTCGGGGGTGCCGTTCTCTGCGTCGGCGGCTGTTGTCGAGGGTTCTGTCTCGGACGTCTCGGATCGTATGCATGCCGCCTACGGCTATACGGACGAGTCCTACGACGTCGGGCGCTTGGCTGATGATCTAGGGGCTTCTCCGGAAGCGGTTCTCGGTCTCTGTGCCCTCGTTGATTCCTGGGTGATCGGGTCGGGAGTCCAGCGGTTGACGGCGTCTCAAATGGCTAACGTCGCCTCTGGTGCCCATACGTTCATGACGGAGGCGGGTACGTGGGACTCGTTCTCTGATGCTGTGTCTGGTGGTCTCGAGGTCGCTGGTGGCGTTTTGCTGGATCTGGAACCCTGGTACGACGCGCTTGGTTTCTCCTCGCTTGCCGAGGATGCGTCGTATGGTCCTACGGTCGTCGGTGGTCTCACGTACACGTCAGGCGAGGTGTCTGCGTGGCCTGGGGTGTCGGGTTACGATTTCGGGCATCTGGTCACGGTCGGTGACACCGGGATCACGTCAGAAGCATACGCTGTGGTGTTCAACGCGGTGCTGTATGATCCCACGTTTTGGGTCAAGACCGTGGCGAAGGAACGGTATTACGCGAACTCGGCCTACTATCTCCGGAATGCTTTGTCGACCAGCTCGTGCGGGTGGCTTTGTTGCATCTGCGGTTATCAGCACTCCAACGGATCGCGCAACGTGGCGGTCTACACCAATGTTCCGAACGTGACTCCTTACGCGGATGCGACGATGCTGTCGCATGCTGCTGCCCATATAGCGAACGGCGAGGTGCCGAGCGAAGCGGCTGTCGTTATCGAGGCTCTTGCGGCCTCTGGTGCTCCCGGTCACGTGCTTCTTGCTGCGTCCGCGCTGTCGAATCCGGGCGGCGTGTCGCTCGCTGCCGTCGACGCGTGGGGGATCCCTTCGTATCTGCCGCCGGGCGCGGTGCATGACACGCTCGATTTCGCGGATTCGTGGGGTGATGATCTCTCCGGTGCCGCCGATGCTCTTGCGTCGAAGGTGGCTAGCCTTCCGCTCGGCTTCGCTGAGCTTGGGGAGGCGCTTGCGTCGGTCATGAGCTGGATCGGTGGGTTCTTCGATAACGTGCAGAGTGCTGTGTACGCGTGGTTCGTGCCGAATCCGGATTGGATGCGCCTTGAGGTTCCTCGGTTGCTTGATGCCGCCAAGAGCAAGGCGCTCGATCGGGCGCCTTTCTCCGTGATTGAGTTCGTCGGGGAAGCCCGTCAAGTCT